CAGGAGGGCGATGTGATCGTCAGCCAAGACAAGGACATGCTCACCCTTCCCGGCGAGCATCTGCGCGATGGCGAGCGGATGTCTGTGAGTGAAAGGGAGGCTGATCTTGCCTTCTATGCCCAGGCACTCACGGGCGATGCAAGCGACAACTATCCCGGCTGTCCAAAGATCGGGGCGGTGACAGCCAAGAAGCTGCTCGCAGGCTGTATCTCACATGTGGAGATGTGGTCCAAGGTGCTCGCGGCTTACGAGAAAGCAGGGTTTGACCAGCGTTATGCGATCACCCAGGCCCGCTGTGCTCGAATACTCCGCGCTGGTGAATACGACTTTGATCGTGGTATTCCGCTTCTGTGGAATCCACCGGTAGCCTGAGGGCAGACACTCTCCAGCTGTGCTAAAGCCCAGACTCACGCCTGAGCTACTGACGTGGCTGGAGGCCCATTTCCCCGATCGGATGGTGGACCCAGATACAAGCGATCGCCACGTCTGGGTGAAGTCCGGCCAGGTGTCGGTCGTCCGCTTCCTGAAGCAGACCTACGAGGAACAAGAAACCGAAGGCTTCGACATGGAGGGACTCTGATGTGTGGTGGTGCTCCTAAGGCCCCTGAGGCCCCTAAACCCAAACGGGCCAAGATCAAGCAGCCAAAGATGCACGCGGCTGAGGCGGCGCAGCGGATGATGACCAAGGCGGTCAGGCAGCTGCAAAAGCCGGATACGGCTTTGGCCATGGCCCAGATGGACCTGCAGCAGAGCGACAAGGATCTCTCTCGCACGATCGAGCAGGTTCGTGATCTGAAGCTCGAACTGGCCAGTAATCAATCAGCGCTGTCAGAGCAGGCAATGCAGATGTCGGCGCTGATGGGGGCGCCGCCTCCTGAGCCTTCGGCAAAGCCACCGGTCGTCGGCCGGGACCGCGAGGACACCAGCACTCGCCGGCGCGGTCGTTCAAACCTCCGGGTTGACCGTGTGACAGCAAGTGGCTCAGCCCCTGGCGCTGGTCTTTCCATCACCTGAGGACACCACCATGGCCAACAAAAAGAAGCAGAAAAAGCAAAAGCAGGCCGTCAAGCAGGCCGTCAAGGACGCGGGCAAGAAGGTCAGCGTCAAGGAGTACAACCAGATCTTGAAGATCGCTGGCAACGCCACGTCTGCCGCCAAGGCGATCGCCAACTCTGGTGCGGTCATCAAGCCCGCGACGCAGCAAGCAATCAACCAGAGCATTGTCCCCACCTACGACACCAGTACCTATGGCGGTGCTGGCCTGGGGATGAGGGATGTCAACTATTTGACATCGCTTGGCGTTGACAAGGCTGGCATCAAGGATGCCGCGAAAGCAGCGCCGCGTGTCACAAGTAATGTCTACAACAACTACAAGACCGGCGTCACCAAGGAGATGCTGGACATCCAGGACTGGGTTGCATCGGTTGAGACCCAGAACCAGGATTTGATCAATGCAATCAACCAGCAGACAGTCAATAACCAGACCGACAATACCGACTGGATCAATCAGATCAACACGCTCACCAGCGCGATTGCGACCGCCCAGCAGCAGCAGCAACAACTGCAGGGCCCTCAGGGCGCCTATGCGGTGGTGACCAGTCAGAACGCGCCCGCTGCTGGCGCCAAGACCACCAGTGCAATCACCCCTCGCCGCAAGCCCAACCGCAACCCACTGTCGATCAGTCCGGCGATGAGCTCGTCGGCTGGCGCTGGGTTGAACATCGCTGCCTGATGCTATGAACGCCGAACAGACCTACCGCCGCCTGGTCGGCAATGGCCGCGACTGGTATCTCGATCGGGCCCGTCAAGCCAGCCGGCTGACGGTGCCCTACCTGATCCCAAATACCGCAGAGCCAACGGCTCATCACCAGGAGTCGTTCCCCCTCCCGTGGAATGGCATTGGGGCTCGTGGTGTGCACAACCTGGCCAGCCGTTTGCTGCTGGCGATCCTGCCGCCGACCCAGAGCTTCTTCCGCTTCACGATCGATGACGTGGAGATGCAGAAGCAGGAAGAGCAGATGGTGAACATGGGGGCCACCCCTCAGGACATCGCCAAGACCAAGAGCGAGATTGAGCTTGGCTTGGCACGGCTCGAGCGCTCAGTGCTGCGAAGCATCGAGGCATCGAATGACCGCGTGGTGATGCACGAGGCGTTGATGCACCTGTTGGTGGCCGGCAACGCTCTGCTCTACATCGCTGAAGACGGGCTGAAGTGCTACCACCTCAACCGCTATGCGTTGAGCCGCGACCCGATGGGTAGCCCCCAGGAGGCCGTGGTCTGCGAAGAGGTGTCGATCGAGAGCCTGCCCTCTGCGGTGCGTGAGGCGCTGAAGGGGGAAGAGGAAAGCGAACTGCGCGGCATCGTCGAGGCCAGCCCGCTGTCCCAAGTGGACAAGACCGTGAAGGTCTTTACCTGGATTAAGTGGGAGGACGGCCGCGTCAAATGGCACCAGGAGATCAAGGGCAAGGAGATCGAGGGCTCGTCTGGCAGCGCCAGCAGCAGCCGGTCTCCTTGGCTGCCACTACGCATGATTCGCGTGGATGGCTCTGATTACGGCCCGGGCTATGTCGAGTCGGCCTGCATCGCTGATCTGCAGACCGCGGAGGCCCTGAACCAGGCTGTGGCTGAAGGTGCGCTGGTGTCGGCGCAGGTGCGCCATCTAGTGAAGCCATCGGCGGTGGTGAACGCCAAGCAGCTGGCAGAGGCCCCCAACGGCGCCTACCTGCCCGGCAACCCTGACGATGTGTTCACCGTTCAGGTCCAGAAGGGCAGCGATCTGAACGTGGCTGTGGCCACGCTGCAGCGCATCGAGATGCGGCTGGCCCAGGCCTTCATGCTCGCCGACATGCGAGACGCGGAACGAGTGACCGCGGAAGAGGTCCGCCTGCAGGCATTGCAGCTGGAACAGGCCATCGGCTCTATTTATGCCCAGCTGACGGTTGAGCTGCAGGCCCCTTACATCTCACGCAAGCTCGATCTGTTCATGCGTGGCGGCGGCATGGGCCAGCTGCCGGAGGGTCTGGTGACACCGGTGGTGTCTGTAGGCCTGGCCGCTGTTGGCCGCGGGAACGACCTCGAGCAGACCGCTCGCTTCATGACGATCCTTCAGCAGACGCTGGGGCCTGATGGCATCACCACCTACGTCAACAGCTCTGAGCTGATCAAGCGCCTGGCTGCGGCGATGGGCCTCGACATCATCGGCCTGGTCAAAACGGAAGACGAGCTTGCTGCTGAACAGCAGCAGGCCCAGCAGATGGCCATGGCGCAACAGGCCATGGCTGCTGGCATGGCCGACCCACAGAAGGTGGCCAACGCTGCTGCGATCGAGCAGGAGATGGCCAGCGCACAAGACCCTGAACTTCAACCCCAATGACCGACTCCACCTTCAGCCCCGCACCGGTGATGGGCATCACCAGTGATGTCTCCCCCAGCGGTTTGGTTGCACCTGGCCAGGAAGAGCTGGCAGCCGAGTTTCTGCGTGAGCAGGAGAGCGGTGAGCTCACGCCTGAGGGTGACACTGGCGCACAGCAGGAAGAGCAGGAACTGCTGCTGGGCAAGTTCCGCTCGCAGGAAGACCTCGCTCGTGCTTACCAGGAGCTCGAGCGCAAGCTGGGCCGCGGCGAGCAGGTCGAGGATGAGAGCGAGATTGAGATCCCGGACTATTCGCGGGATGAATCGCTCAAGCAATACGGCGAGCTGCTGACCGACAAGTTTGAGGAAGCGGGCGTCAACCCGTTCGAGATGGCAGCCCGCTTTGAAGCTGGTGAGGATCTGAGCGGCTACGTCGACAAGCTCGAGGGTGCCGGCATCCCCCGGCCTGTGATCGAGCAGTACCTCTCCAATGCAGCGGGCGACGAACAACCGGCGGCGGAGTTCGAGGCGCTATCTGAGCAGGAGGTTGACGAGTTCAAGACTCAGGTGGGCGGCGCTGAGGCCTTCCAGGAGCTGACCGATTGGGCCAAGCAGAACCTGACCGAAGCCGAGCTGGCCTCCTACAACCAGGTGGTGGATAGCGGTAACCGCCAGGCCATCTTCTGGGCCCTGCGTTCAATGTCCATGCAGGCTGCGATCAGCAAACGGGCAGGCAAGCCAGCGACTCAGGCTCGTGAGCCAAAGCTGATCGGCGGCAGCACACCCAGCGATGGGATGGCCTTCGAGAGCATGGGTCAAGTGCTGGAAGCAATGCAGAAGCGCAACAGTCTGGGGCAGGTGCTTTACGAGACCGACGATGCCTATCGGGCAAAGGTGGATTCGATGGTCGCCCGCAGCGATTTCTTCTAGTAGTTTCAGATCAGGACTAGCGAGATTCGACCGCCAAGGAATGGCCCCTGCGGGGACAACCGGACTGCAGCCGTCGTTGATCAAGGTCTACATCTGAACTGTCATGGCACCAGCCACACCCCCTACTGCAACGCTTCAGCGCCTAGGCCAGATCAAAGGCACAGGTGATGACCGCGCCCTATTCCTCAAGTTGGGAATTGCGGAGGTCATTGGAGCGATGGAGACCAACTGCGTCTTCAAAGGCAAGCTCAAAGAACGCAACATCAAAGGCGGCAAAAGTGCCGCCTTCCCTGTGGCAGGCAAAATGTCTGCCCGTTACCACACTCCTGGCGAGCCCATCCTGGGCCAAGGCAACGAGCCGAGCGACCTCAACGAGGTGATCATCAACCTCGACGGGCTTCTGATCGCGGACACCGTGATCTATGAGCTCGACGAGCTGATGAGCTACTGGCCCGTGCGCCAGGAGTACACCAAGCAGCTGGGCCTGGCCCTGGCCTACGAGTGGGACAAGCGTGCCGCTCGCGTGATCTATGGCGCCGCCAAGAGCGCCACAGAGCCCCTGGCACTGGCCAAGAACCAGCCTCGCACCGGCGCTGGCCTCACCCTGAGTGCTGGCTATGCCGCGGCCACCGTGCAGGCCAAAGGTGATGAACTCGTCCAGAAGATCTTCGATGCCCGTGTGGCACTCGAGCAGAAGGATGTGGGCATCAACGGCATGTATGGAGTCTTCTCCCCTGAGGAGTACTTCTACATTTCCCAGTCCAGCCGTGCGATCAACACCGACTTCAACGGTGGTGGTGGCGGCAACGGCACGATCGCTGATGGTCGCACCATGAGTGTGGCCGGCATCCCGCTGTTCATGAGCAATCATGTGACGCAGCCGGCTTACACCAACGTCTCCGGAGACAAGAACACTGCCTACCAGCAGAATCTGTCGAAGTGCGTGGGCATGATCTTCTCACGTGACTGCGCCGGCGTGCTGACCCTCAAGCAGCCCTCGCTGCAGATGACCTCTGGCGACTTCAACATCGAGTACCAGGGAACATTGCTTTTGGCGCGCATGAGTGTCGGCATGGGAACCCTGCGCCAAGAAGCTGCTGTTGTGATCGAAAAGCCGTAGGCTTCAGCGGGAGAGCGGCTCCTGCGCAACAGTGGAGAACGGGGAGGGCTTATGGCCCTCCTTTTTCATGCCCCGTACCATGAGAAGTGCACTAGTGCATACGTCATGGGTCTGCAGTACGAGGGGGTCACGCCAGGCAGGACCACCCTGCTGGAGGCAGTGAATGTGGCGCTGGCCTGCATCGGCGAACAGCCGGTGAACAGCCTTGAGGGCCAGCAGGTTGGCGAAGTGTGGATGGCCCAGCAGACGCTGCTGGAGTTCCACAAGGAAGGCCAGTCGCGTGGCTGGAGCTGGAACATGGAGTACGAGTACCCCTTCTCCCGCGACGAGACGACCAATCAGATCACGATTCCAGAGAACGTGATCTCCTTCAGCCTCGATCCGTATCGGTGGAACGGACGGTTTCAGCTGCGCGGATTGCGGGTCTACGACCGGGTGAAGCGCAGTTATCAGATCGAAGACGGCATCAGTCCACTGCACGCGGATGTGACGTGGCTGCTGGCCTGGGATGAATCGCCGGAGGTGTTTAACCGCTGGATCACCATCCGCGCCGCACGGGTGTTCTCCGATCGCGTGCTCGGTTCAGACCAGGTGTTCAAGTTCACCTCGCTGGATGAGCAGCAGGCCCTGGTGGAGCTGAACCGGGTTGAGTTCGATCAGCACCAGCCCAACAGCATCACCGGTGGCCGCGGCCTGCGGCCCTTCCCGACGTATCAGGCGGGCTTTGGCCTGCTCGATCGCCGCATGGCTGGGGGAACGCACCTTGGCTGAGCTCTACAGCTACGCCATTCCGAACCTGATCCAGGGGATCAGCCAGCAACCGGATTCGCAGCGTGATCCATCGCAGGGCGAGATCCAGATCAATGGGATGTCAAGCATCGCCGAAGGCCTGCGGAAGCGTGACGGCACCAACACGCTTGCCAAGGTGAGCGATACAGATTTTGGCGATGCGTATTTTCACTCATTGCTACGTGACGACAACGAGGAATACCTGGCGGTGATTACCAAGACCGCGATCAAGGTGTTTGATCTGGCGGGCAACGAGAAGACGGTCAGCGCCCCTGATGGCTATGGCTACCTGTCGACCATCACCGATGCCCGCAGCCAGATCAGGGCCACCACGATTGCGGATTACACCTGGATCCTGAACACGCTGAAGGCCCCAGAGATGGACCCAGCGCTGAGCCCAGTGACGCCGCGGCCTGCGACGCATGAAGCCCTGATCTGGGTCAAGGCGGCCAATTACGGCCAGAAGTACAGCGTGACGCTGAACGGCACCACGGTGGATGTGACCACTGCAACGGCAGCCGTGATCGTGGCCGGCTCGACGGTGACGGAGGTCAAGATCAGCGCAGCTGAGATCGCGGAGAACATCAAGACCGGCCTCGCTGGTGTGAGCGGGGTGACGATCGACCAGTCGGGTTCGGTGCTGCACCTGAAGAGCAGCAGCCCGATGACGATCAAGGCCACGGATGCCCGGGCCAACTCGGACATCACGGCGATCACCAACAGCGTGCAGGCCTTCACTGAGCTGCCGACGATCGGCCCAGTTGGCTACCAGGTGGAAATCGATGGCGACCCTGGCAACAAGTGGGACGGCTACTACGTGGAGTTCCGCCCACGGGAGGGCCTGGGCACCTTTGGTGAGGGTGCCTGGGTGGAGACGGTGGCGCCGGGCACCCAGTACAAGATCAAGCCCAGCACCATGCCTCATGCGCTGGTGCGGCTGCCGGATGGCACCTTCTACTTCGGCCCGGTGGATGGCCGCACGGTGGGCACCATCACCCTGCCGAAGTGGGGTGATCGCACCTGCGGTGATTACGACACGGTGGTGGATCCGAGCTTTGTCGGGAAGCCGATCAACGATGTGTTCGTCTATCGCAACCGCCTAGGCCTGCTGGCGGATGAGGCGGTGGTGCTGAGCCGCTCTGGGGAGTTCTTCCAGTTTTTCCCGGAAACAGCCACCACGATCCTGGATTCCGATCCGATCGACATCTCAGCCAGCAACAACCGGATTTCGGTGCTGCGCTACGCGGTGCCGTACCAAGACGAGCTGATCATCTTCAGCTCCCAGAGCCAGTTCCGACTGAGTAGCGGTGATCAGCCGCTGACCTCGCAGACCTCGCGGCTCACGGTGCTGACCCAGTACGAGGCCGATACGGGGCTGCGGCCCAGCCAGGTGGGCAGCGGTGTGTTCTTCGCCCAAGAGAACGGCGTGTGGAGTCGCTTCCGGGAGTT